TTGAGGATATATCCAATAATTTAGCTGGCGATGTAGTCGCTATGCCTACACTATTTTTTGTTGAGTCAACTGCTAGGGTGGTTGTGTCAACAGTAAGGCCAGCAAAGTCAGGGCTGTCAGTAGTGGCTACGCCTTGTCCAATACTAAACTCTGTACCGGTAAGCGTAATGCCTGTGCCAGCGGTGTAAGTAGTGCCAGCACCTGTAATTGTAAAGTTAGGGTATGTACCAGATATGGTGGTAGTACCTGCGCCAGTTAGTGCGACAGTCTGGTCAGCCTGTGCAGCTGTAGCATAATCACTGGCAGCTGTAGTTGATGCTGTACCTAAACCTAAGTTAGTTCTTGCGGTAGCTGCGTTGTTAAGGTCAGACAGGTTATTAGTTGCAATTAACGCACCAGACAATGAAGCATAGGCGTTAACCCATGCGCTACCTTCGTACACCTTCATGTCATCGGTGGAGGTGTTGAAATAGAGCATACCCGCAGCTAGAGCATCACCATCGTTATCGGTAGTAGGGTCACTAGCTTTAGGGCCAAGATATCTATCATCAAATGAATCAAAGGCTGCCAGTGCTGCATCTCTTGCAGCTTCTGCGGCAGTCTGTGCAGTACCTGCTGAGGTTGCACTGTTGGCTGAGTTAGTAGCAGACGTAGCTGCATTAGTTTCTGACGTAGCTGCATTCGTTGCAGAATTAGATGCTTCACCAGCCTTAGTGGTAGCAGTTGTTGCGCTACCTGACGCACTAGTGGCGCTAGAGGCTGCGTTAGTTTCTGAGGTGGCTGCTGCTGTTGCAGAGTTACCTGCATTGGTTTCAGAGGTTGCAGCTGCTGTTGCACTAGACGCTGCGTTAGTAGCCTGTGTAGACGCTGTAGTGGCGCTAGAGGCGGAATTCGTTGCGCTAGTTGCTGCATTGGTTTCAGACGTAGCTGCATTGGTGGCACTAGTTGCTGCGTTGGTTTCAGATGTTGCTGCGTTTGTTGCGCTAGTAGAAGCCTCTGATGCTTTAGTAGTAGCTGTTCCTGCATCTGTTGAAGCAGAGGAAGCACTTCCAGCCGCTGCTGTAGCAGACCCAGCTGCGTTGGTTTCTGAGGTGGCTGCATTAGTAGCAGACGTAGCTGCATTCGTTGCGCTAGTTGCTGCATTAGTTTCGCTAGTAGATGCAGCAGTTTCATGGTTTCCTGCTAACACCTCTGAAGCGGCTGCCGCAGTAGCACTAGCTGCTGCTGCATTCTCAGATACTAGAGCTGCCGCTGCTGCGTCTTCAGCACTGCTTACATAAGCACCGGATGTATCACCATACTCTTTATAAAAGCCTGTCATAGTTTATCTCGTAGGTATAATGCTAATAGTTGAACCAGACCAGTCTGCATCCTCTGCCATCTTAATAAGGTCTGTAGCAGTGGCTTTAAACTTAGCTTCGTACTGAAGGGCTTCCTCTGTGTTCTTGGTATACAGTGATAGTTCTGTTAATGCACCATATAGAAGTAAGTCAGTTCCATATTCTACAAACCAATTATTATCAGTATCATTAACCAGATCATCAGCTACATAGTAGTAATAAAGATCAGCAGAGCTAACATCAGAGGAAGGGCCAATAATAAACTTACTCTGCTTACGAGCAAAGTACTTAGGGATGCCTTGATTGTTTTGCTGCTTAGTTACAAAGGCAAGGTCTTTACGCTCAAGTTCTATAGACTTACCATTAACCACAACAGTGAGAGACTTAACCTCAAGGTAGTCTGAAGGAAGCAGCAGCGTATTGTTAGTTACTGTAATTGTAGAAAAGCCCTCCAAGATAGGAAGGCGTAGGATTCTGTTTGCTCTGTCTTGAGCTATATTGATAAACGAATCAATAACTGAAGTTGATATATCTGTTCGGTTACTCCAATCCTTAACTAGAGTTCGGAGTTCGCCTAAGTTGTTTACTGCCATTATATACGCCCATTATCTGTACGGAGTTTCAAATAATCTCTATCTCTAAGACGAGCAAACATCTTTGCTTTCAATGAAGGGTCGTTAAAGAGTTGATGCATAGAACAGTTCCATTCTTTACACCAAGCATTAATTAGATTAAGGGGGATAGTAGCAACCTTACGTCCAAAGGTATCTTTGTTAGTTCGGTTTAGATTATTGTCAGCTTCGATCTTATTGTTGGTAAAGATTGAGCTATAGTCTTGAGTAGTCCCGATGCTAAGAGTGTCATCGTTGTTTTGAATAATGTGGGTACGAACGTCAGACATAGTTACTCCTAGAATAATAGAAGGCTGGAGTGCCTCTTAAGACACCCCAGCCTGTGTAGCACTTAACGATTAGCTTACGTTAAGGTCACGAATCGCACCAGAGGCGGCTTCGTTCTTAGAGGTCAAAGTGTACTCAACCAGCAACTGCTTAGACTCAAAGTCACCAGTCTTGGCGATATCGTTAGTCTGGAAGTCACGATAAGTATCAACAGAGAACATATCTGGCTGGAGAACCAGAACAGTTTCGTTGAGCATAAAGCGGTTAGGTACAACTGCCAACTCACCATAGTCAGACACGTAAACGTCTACTGCGTTAACGATAGTCTTGTCACCAACATCTTTGTAACGAGTAGCGTTACCAGTGAAAGCAGTGATCTTAGCTTTCTGGAATGCGTTACACATGATGATAGAAGGAGTTCCACCCTGTACCCAGCAGTCTTCAACAACGCCAGTTAGCAGAGCTTCGGTAAAGTCACGATCAGTACCAGCAGCACCGATGTCAGTACCATTACCATCAGGAGCGTCACCACCGGAGCCAAAGCTACAGTTAGTACCCAACCAAGAAGTAACAGAAGCCAACTCACGAGCAGTACCAGCAGCAGCGCCAGCAACCTGTGCTTTGTCAGTACCAACTAGAGTCTTCTCCATGTCACGCTTGAGTTCCATTCCCTTCTTAGCCAGCTGGTAAGCCATCTGAGAAGCCCTACCCGCAGCATCAGCTGCTTCGTTAGAACCAGATACGCTTACAGTCTTAGAAGCGATCTGAGTGTAGTTACCCACACGTACAGAAGCAACAGACTCAGCGGCTGGAGCGGCAGCGCCTTCAGCAACTTTGTTGTCAGCAGCGGCAGTTAGGTCATCAGTCTGCCACTCGTGATAAGTACCAGAAGCTGTGCCTTTACCTACGTTAGACATAAATGGGGTGTCAGTAGGTGCGATGTTGTAAATAATATCTGCGAGGTCTTCGCGGATTCCCTTGGTTCCGTAAGTTTCAAATACTGGATTAGCCATTGTAATAGTCCTTTAATATAATAAGATTAAGAAGTTAGTGAGAGAAGAGCCGCAGCTGCATCTTCCACTTTACCAGAGCGTTTTAGCTTTTGCCGTTGTTCCTTAACTGCGCGAGCCTTTCGTGTTTGTGCAGTTGCTGGAGAAGATGCCTTTACTTTCTTCTTAACAATAGGCTGCCGCTTTTTCTTAACAGTAGCTTTCTTGCTAACAAGTTCATCGTAAAGACGAGCCTTATTCAGCATTGCAATATCACGAGCGGTACTGATAGTGTTTAAGGCAGCATCATCGTAACCTTGCTCCTTAGCATAATCAATAACACTTTTCTGGAAGTCTGAAGATAACCACTCAGGTACTAGCTGATTTAGTTTCTCCTGTTCCATAGCTACAATCTTCTTCTGCTGTTCCTGTCGCTGTAGTTCAGCTTGTTGTTGTGCTGCTTGGAAGTTCTGAATGTTCTGACGTAAGTTGTCTTCAACATCTTGAACACGCAGCTGCTGTCGTACATATTCAACTGGATCAGCTTCTTTGTCGATTGAAGCAAGCAGTTCTTTAGACTTATTAACCTCTGCCATTTGTTGTGCGGCAGCTAGTTCCATAAGTTGCAGATACTGTTGTCGCTCAGCTGTCAAGTTTGTCTTAATATTATCTAACTCTTGAGACTCTGCTTGTAGCTTCTGGACTCGCTTAGTGTAATTCTTCTCTAGCTGATAACCCTTCTTAAGCTCTTCGAGGTTAACTTCGTACTCTTCACCATCCACCTTAACAGCGTATAGCTCATCTTCTGAAGTCTCCTCTTGAACCTCAGCTTGGTCATCCTCTTCTTCGGAATCCCCCACTTCAGCGTCACCATCGTCTTCTTCCATTTCGACTTCGGTTTCTTCCTCTGCTTCAAGTTCGACTTCAGTGTCGTCCTCTTCAGCAGTGACCTCTTGAGTTTCCTCTTCGAGGGTTTCTTGCTCTAGCACTTCTTGATCTGCTTGCTCCGTAGAGGGCGTTAAAAGACGAGCTACTGCGTTATCAATACTGTTTTCATTTAGGGCATCCACTAGGGGGTAGCCTCCTATTAAGTTATCTAATATTAATCTATGTATATATTATAGCATACTTTATGCCAAAAGTAAAGAACTATTTCAACTTTTGTGCAAATTCGTAGTTAGATACATAGCCTTCTAGGACTTCTTCAAACATCCCTATTGACTTTTGCAAGTACCATAGCCTGTCACGCTCGTCAATATCATCTGACACTGCCCACGCTTCGGCTATGTTTTCCTTAATATCAGAGACAACCTGTCCTAATAGGTCACCTCTCAATAGCATCTTAGCTGCGTTTGCTTTCTCTTCTTCGTTCAAATCACTCTCCACTCATTCTCAATTTACTATCGCCAATACCTACTGGGCGCTTCTGTTGAGCTTCGAGTCCTAGTTCCGCAGCTTCTTTCTTCTTCATCCATTCAAACTTCTCACGCTCAAACTTCATACCCTCTAGCTTGAGCTGTAGTTCTGCTTGCTTCATCTGAGCCTCTGCCTGTTGTGCTTGAGCCTGAGCTTGCTTCAACTGAGCGTCAGCAGCATCCTTCTGTGCTTCGCCCTGAGCAGCTACCATATCAGCAGACGGCTGTGGCTCTGGAGGTTTAATCTCGTTAGGATCGCCAATGAATTGACCAGCGTTACGATACCCTGCATTCTTAATGAACTCAGTGGCTAGGGTATGTACATGGTCTGCCTGAATCAAGTATCCAAACTGAGTAGAACCTATGCTCTTAAGCATTACAGATATGTTGTTCAAGTGCATCAACTGCTGGTCTTTGTTCTGGTTACCTAAACCTACAGTGACTGTCATGTCATAGCGGTCTTTCCAATCATAAGGGGCAACAGGTACAAAGCGACCACGGAGCTTGACAATATCTACTTCAGAGTTATTGGTACGGCTCAAGCGGTAAAGCTGGAGGAATAGTTCCTTAACACCAGTCTCTGCAAAGATACGAGCGATAAGCTGAATCTTCTCTTGAGAAGCAGTCATCACTTGATTAACAGCAGTGGCAGCAGTGTTGGATGTGAGTGCAGCTGCGTCTAGTCCTTGGTTCATACGAGGCACGCCAGCACGATCCTCTCGTTCCTTCTCTAGCTCGTTTAGGAAGGGGAAGGTGGCCTGACCTAGCTGTGGCACTGGAAGCTGTCTAACGGCTCCCTGTACCTTCTCACGTACAATACCACCAATGCGGTTGTCGATTAGGTCTTGTAGATTAACTTGGTTCTCAACAGCAGCATAGCGTCCAGCGTTAGATAGGGCTAGGTTGTCGAGAGTATGTCTCCACATCTTGCTGCGGATTTCTTGAATGTCCTTAACCAAGTCAGCAATACTAACACCAGTAAACTTGTGGGGCATCATAATAGGTGACAGGTTAATGACAGGGATACTGCCTACTTCTTCTTTGTCAAGTACTATATTACCAACCATGTGTACTTGATACAGCTTCATCTCTTCTGAGTCTTCGTCAAATACCTTAACCCAAGCCTTGACATACTCAACTACAGTGCTGTTGCCAAAGTCAGCTGTCTCGTCTACATCACCAAAGCGAGAGTCCTCTACTTGGTTCTTGATTAAACTTGATCCGTGTCCTTCAGATATATCTTCGCGGTTAAACCCTGCATCGATGAGCGATCCAATACTAACGTCCTGCACCCGTGCAACAAAGTCTGCATCCTTGATACTCTTGCTTCTCGCCTTAATCCTAAACTCAGAGGATGGGATGTTGTCAACGACTGGGCGACCCCGATAGTTAGTACGACGAACAGTAACGTCATAGAGGTTGGGGTCTTCTTCGTTAATTTCCTTATTGACAATTTCTAGGTTCTCTTCTTCTTCAAGGGCTTGTAGTTCGATGGATTCAATAGCAACAAAGTTCTCAATATCACATAGCTCGTCCTGTGACCAGCTGACCTCTACCAATCCGTTCTTCATTAGCAGGGCATCTTTGAACCATGTATACAATACGTTAAACCCATCGCATCGCTTATCAAATACATAGTTCAGGTAATCTGTGGCTTGCTGTGCAGCTGCTTCGTCCTCTGCACCTGTAGGTTCAAACTCTACAAAGGTATCGCCTGATGCGAATACTTTCATCAGTGAGGGCATAATACCTTCTACTGTTTTCAGAGTATCCCGTGTAACGACAGTGGAGAAGCCTTCTTCCTCATCGCCAAAGGGTTGACCATAGTAATAGTCAAGAGCCTCTGACTGCTGATCTGCTAGGTCCCCATTAGACCAAGAGTCGGCAGCATTAAGTTCTCTGCCTATTACTTCTGCTAATGATTCGTTTGTAATGCTTTCCATCTATACGTTACTCCAGTTTTTGATAGGAAGAGATTTATCACCATAGTCATGCCAAGTACTAGACCGCCCTGCTACTGCGAACTGAGCGCACATAACAGCATACCTAGTCGCTGACATAATATCATCTTTGATAGGAACTATCTTCCCATCCTTCCGGTGATATGATCTGAATTCTTGAAACCATTCATGCAGATGGGAGAAGACCTTAAACCTACCTGTCTCCATTCTCTGTAGCATCTCCATGATGGAAGGTTCTATAAAGTTGTTGCCCTTACCTGTATCTCCAGATACTTTAGGATTACGCGCCCCGTCGTGCAACATGTTAACGCCCTGATCTCTGTACTGAGAAGCAAGGCTCACTCCGCTGCCCTTATCGCTCTGTAAGCCATCTTTAGGCCATGCCACTGGTATCCATGCAGGGCGTTGCTTAATGGCCGCAGAATGCATTATAGCAGTCTCCTGACGGCTTGAGTAAGTGTCGTATAGATAATACGTATCACTCTCCTCGTCTATAGCAATCCAAGCTACAGCAGTGGGGTGATCATACCCAAAGTCAAGACCAGCTATTCTCTTCCAGTGATCTGGTATCTCAAAGGAGTCTATAATCAAAGAGTCCTCTGGAACGGGGAACACAAGACCAGAACCAAATACAGGTATGCCTTGGCT